AACGGCGCGTTTGTGACGGCGGACGCTGCGTTCAGTGCTCTGGGACTGTTCGGCGGTGATGACAGCATCTTCCGCGACATCCCAGCATCAAGCTTCATCGAGGCTGCCACTCTCATCGGACAGGTCGCTAAGGCCGACACGGTGGCGAATGGCGACTTCGGTGTGAACTTCCTCGCTCGCTATTACAGCGACGAGGTCTGGACTGGAGCGCGCGACAGCTGCTGCGACATCCGTCGCCAGCTAGCCAAGTTCCACTTGTCATCAAACATCCCTCGCGCCGAACGCCACGCCAAGATGATCCAAAAGAGCGTCAGCTTCTACCTCACCGACAAGAACACTCCCGTTCTGGGCGCGTTCGCGCGCGCAGTCCTGCGTGTGTCGGAGGTGGACGCTGAGACCTACACGCTCAACGAGGACGCTACGTGGACCGCGCGTCTCGCCCGCTCCGCCGGCCAGTACCCGAACGAGAACACGAACGGGTGGATGTACACGTTCATTGATGACCAGATGCCAGGCGTCCTTGCCGGCAGCTACGAGGAGTGGCTCGACGCCGCGACTACGCTCGGAGACCTTGAACGGGTCCCAGTGCTGTACGCCTTCTCTCCCGCCCAGAAGCCCCCCAACGACGTCGTCGTTGATGGTGAGTACATCATCCCGGGCGCTGGAGGAGCGGATGCACGGCGCCCAGCGAGCGCGCAGTCGTCAGAAGACGACGACGCCGAGTCGGTTAACACCGAGACGACCAGTGGCACGACGACGTCGGGCCCGGCCGTGGCCAAGGCCACGAGCAAGACCGCAGCCAACCAACGCGCTCGTCAGCGCAGGAAGGCCGCGAAGAGCCGCGCGCCTGCCGCGGCTAGCGCGGGCGTCTGATGACGCCCGCACGGGTGCTGCGAGGGGCTGACGCCCCCCACCGTTCGAACTACTTGTTCGCAGCATCAAGATAACGTGGAAACAGCCGCGACCGTGATAGGGTCGCGCCGGCTCCCGCCGCGCTCCAGCGCGCGGGACCGAATCTACAACACTCTGGCACTTGTTCCCCAGAAAACCATGGCCCCTCCCAAGCGCCGCCAAACGCGCATCCAGCGCCTGCCCAAGAATGTCCCGGTGACACGGGCCACGCAGATCAAGCAGAAGGGCCCCGTGACGAAACAGCTCGCGAACAGCGGCATGCTCGTCAGCAACACCGAGTTCCTCGGTGTCATTCACAGCAACACTGGCTTTGTCAACGCCATGCTTGCTATGATGGACGCGACAGACCACGACAACTTTCCGTGGCTGTCGGGTCTCGCGACGCGCTTCGAGTTCTTTGAGTTCTTG